GAAGACATTCGGGCTCTGGCGGATGCCGCTTAACTCTTAAGATAGAACAGAGTATAATTGATACATGGATGAATTGCGTGAGTTCGTTGAGAACAACCCTAAGCTGGTGACTCGTCGTGAGTCTGTCCGGTATCCGGGTCTATACGTCATCAAATACACCCGAAAGGTGTTCTACGATGCTCTCTGGAATGACGTTCTAGAAGAGTGTCGAGGTCTTGTTGTCGATGCGGAATGGAACCGCGTCGTCAATCCCTTCCGAAAGATCTACAATCGCGGCGAGCGGGGAACGGATTTCCCGCTTGACGAGCCGGTGGTAGCCGTCCAGAAAGTCAATGGCTTCATGGCGGGAGCAACTTACATTGAAGGATATGGAGTCGTGGTGTCAACTACCGGCTCCCTGGACTCACCATTTGTGGAGATCGCGGAACGTCATCTGCGGTCCAAGATTTGTAATTGGATAGACAAGGTTGGTCACAAGATCACTTGGCTATTCGAGATTTGTGATCCCTCTGACCCGCACATCATCCAGGAGACTCCTGGCGCCTATCTAATAGGCGCGCGTTACGTGACCGGTGATATGATGTCAGAGGGAGCGCTAGATTCTATGGCTCCTGGTATGGGTGCAATGCGGCCTAACCATCTGCGTATACCGTTCGAGTCCGTCCTGTTGGCTATGACCAACTGCCGACTCGAAGGCTTTGTGGTTCACTCCCATCGCCTGCAGAAGTCACTGAAGATCAAGTCACCATACTATTTGGTGACCAAGTTCCTTGCTCGTATGCGGGCGGAACGTTTCCTGGAGCGGATCAATGATCCAAAGCTGCGGGAGACCGTCGATGAGGAGTTCTACCCTCTGTTGGACCATTTATGGGCCAACCAGATATCATTCAACCTACTAAACGATGAGCAGGCCAAGATTGCCGTCATCCGTAAATTCTTGGAGACTATGTAATGACTAAAGCCGAATTGAAGAAGAAAATGGAAGATTTCATCCAATCACAAGATAACCGTGATAGAGATGAAGCATATGGGACTGATCGAACATTCGCAATATCAGTGCTGAAAGAATTTGCCGAAACTATCAACATAGAATTGGGAGTGGAATAATGGATAAGTCTTTGATGCCTGTTGGTTTGGGTATGATTCCTGCCGTCATCGAATCCGGTGCGCGCGGTGAACGAACTTATGACATCTATTCACGCTTGATGCGTGAACGGGTCGTCTTTCTGGTTGGACCTATCGACGACTGGTGCGCCAACGTGCTGGTCGCCCAGCTGCTGTATTTGGAGCATGAGAGTCCTGAGCAGACCATCAGTCTCTACATCAATTCTCCAGGCGGCTCAGTAACATCAGGTCTGGCAATCTATGACACGATGAAGTTCATCCGCGCACCCATCAGCACGATCTGTATCGGTGAGGCGGCAAGCATGGGAGCATTCATCCTGGCGTCAGGTACTAAGGGCAAGCGCTTCATTCTACCCAACGCCGAGGTTATGATTCACCAGCTGTCCGCCGGTTTCGCCGGTCAGGGAACCGACATCGCTATCCACGCGGCTATGATTGCTCGCACCAAAGCGAAGCTGAACCGCATCATGGCGACCGAAACTGGTCACACTGCAGAAGAGGTAGAGAAGGCTTCTGAGCGTGATAATTTCTTGACCGCTGAAGAGGCTTTGGGTTTTGGTATCGTTGACCGAATCGTGACGAGAGCTCCTTCTGAAGACTAAATATAGAAAACGTTAACGAGTACCGTTAATAAGTTAAATTCGACTTGACTTCTCGTACAGATTAGGTATAATAGTTCATATGTTTAAAGTGATTGTTTTGATCCATATCATAGCCAGCGGGCACGTCGATATAGTAGAGACTATTATGCCCGTTCAGACATATGAGAGAGCACAGCAAGTTTGCGCTTATCAACTGCACCAAATTCAGCCCGCAGTAGGAACGTATCTTACATGTGATATAGAAGGAATAAGTTGAACTATTCCCTTCATTATAAACGGTTGGTAACGAGGTCTCCTCAGAGGAAACCCAAGGAGGGTTACTTTGAACGGCACCATATCGTCCCGAAGTGTATGGATGGATCAGATTTGGTTTCCAATCTGGTCTATCTAACACCAGAAGAACACTATGTCGCTCATCAGTTGCTGGTAAAGATGTATCCGGAAATCTGGGATTGATACGAGCCGCTAACGTGATGAATAAGGGTAGCGGTAACAGTAAAACATATGGTTGGCTTCGACGGCAACTTAGCTCGGCGCAAACAGGTAGCAAGAATCATATGTTTGGGGTTAGAGTATTTGGAAAAGTCAATCCTAATTTCGGTCGTAAATGGTCTGAAGAAAAGAAACAGGCTATGAGCGCCCTAAAGAAAGGTTGTCGTGATAGTAGTGAAACGAAAGCAAAGAAGAGTAAGTCTAAGAGCGCCACCCATAGGGCGAACATAGCCAAGAGCAAGTTAGGTAATATAAATGGCTTCAAGCGGAAAGTAGCATGAGTATCTGGTTCACGAGCGATTTGCATTTTTCTCATAAGAATATAGCCAAGTTCTGTCCGAAGACTCGACCGCATTCTGATCCTATGGAAATGGACAACCATATGATTAATCGCTGGAATACTCAAGTTAAACCAGAAGATACGGTTTGGGCACTCGGAGATATTTTCTTCTGCCAGGCCGACCGGGCCAAGACCATCATGGAGCGCCTGAATGGGCACAAGCATCTGGTCTACGGCAACCACGACCAAGTGATACGCGGAGACAAGGTCCTTCAGGGCATGTTCGACTCAATCCATGAGTACAAGGAAATACACGTTGACGGCAACATGTTGTGCTTGTTCCATTATCCTATCTATGAGTGGAACAAGATCCACCACAACGCCATCCACTTACATGGTCACATCCATGAGCGGTTGAGCGGCGTGCCGGGCAAGATCTTGAACGTCTGTGTTGACTCACCTACGTTCGGTGACGGCTCTTATTCTTTGTACCACAGTGACATCGTTTTGGCGGCGGCTAGGAAGTTGCCTGAGCGTCCTCATGGTTCAGCCGGGAAGACACAATAATGGCACGACGTAATTACATGGTGGACGTTGAGACCCTGGACGTGGAAAGTACGTCCGTGGTCCTCTCCTGCGCCATCATCGAGTTCAGCCTGGATGAAGTTCCAGACTATCAGAAGATCTTCGGCCGCGCTCTCTTTGTCAAGTTTGACGTGGAAGAGCAGGTCGCCAAGTTTAAGCGCACGATCAAGAAGAGCACTCTTGAGTGGTGGGCGACTCAGCCTCTGAGCACCCGCACAAAGAGTTTGGTGCCGTCAACCTTTGATGTGGATGCGGCTACCGGCTTACAGATGATTCGCGACTATGCGGACCTGGACTCCAATTCTGACAAGAACCGGAACGTCAAGTTCTGGGCACGTGGTATCCTTGACCAGAGCACTCTGGATAGCCTGAGCAACGCAACGAGCGGTGATATCCTGGTCCCGTACAACAATTGGTTTGATGTACGCACGTTCTTGTTCGCTCTGTACGAGAGTGAGAGCGGCTACATTACAGTGCCTGGTTTCGACCACAGGAACGTGGTCACCAAGCACGACCCGGTGCATGACTGTGCCAACGATTTGATGATGATTTTGAGTGGCAATTTGCCCAAGGCAGAATAAGTTGAAGTATTTGTTTCTGGACATCGACGGTGTCCTCAATAATTATCCATGGTATGAAAAGATGTACAAGGAGAATCCTCCTTCCATCCGTAATAACATGACACCTGAAGAGCGCGCCCTGATTGACTTTGATCCGGCCAACGTTGCTCAGCTGGAACGCATCGTCGTTTCTCAACCAGACCTTTGGATCATCATATCTTCTTCCTGGCGTCGTCTCCATTCTTTGGCCGAAATACGCGGCTACATAATCAATAAGGGTGGAATAGAAGCCGGCAAGCGTGTCAAGGATAAGACGACCCACCAGCCGGCATTGTTCAAGATTCGCGGTCAAGAGATCAATCACTGGTTGGAGAATTATTCCGACGAGCCGCACCCTTATGTAATCTTGGATGACGACAGTGACATGCTTCCTGAACAGAAAGCCGGTCATTTTGTACAGACACATTATTTGGGTGGACTAACACCGGAATTGGCAGACGAAGCCATCAAGATCTTAGGGTAGATATACTCTTAAGGTTGAACGGAGTATAATAAGTTATGTGGAAGAATTTCAAAGAATTCCTTGATCGTGAACAGAAAGTCGTCGGCGTAGTCGGCAACTTCTTGGTACCATTCACCATAGGTTACTTACTCAACTCCGTCATGACGATTCACAATTGGCGGTTTTGGGTTATCATTGTTTTAGTATTGGCGTATCGAGGCACTAGAGGCAAAAATGGCTAAGCAGACTCAATCTTTTCGTTTATTCCAGCTGCTAAAGAGCGGCGAACCGGTCAAGACTCAGGTTTTGTCCGAGACTCTGAAGATCCATATCTTCTCAGTGCCGGTCTACATCCATGAACTGAAGAACCAGTTCAAGGCTGAGATCAAGTCCATCCGCGAAGGCCGCAAGGTTGTTGCGTATCAGCTGATCAACGCCGACAAGGTAAAGGTGCCAGAGTTCCGCAAGAACAGCTATGGTGAAGTGCCAAAGGCTAAGACCAGCGTCGTGCAGTCCATTGCCGAGGAACTGGAGTCAGCCAACACTGGTGTGGTCGGCGAGCGCGAGTTCGCGGACATTAAGTCCAGTCTTGGTCTTGGCGGCGGCTTTGGTGGCTTTGGTAATACCGGCAGCGACTACTAATGCTGTTGGCGCAGACCGCCAGAGGCATCCTAAGCGGGGATATCGGTGCCACGTTTCAAGACAAGATTGAAGCGTACAAATTCTACAACGACAACTTCATGTTGGGAGAGCTAACACCATCCCAAACAGAAGAGTTCAGAACACTGGTTGAGGGTGGAATAATCGAAGTTCCTGCTTTCCAGTCATAATGGCACGCAAGGTAGAATACATCGTCATAGACGATTACGGGGACGATTGGGAAGAAGGTTCAATTGCTTTCGGACCATTCGATACACGAGAAGAAGCAGATGAACAAGCCGAGGCAGAGAATTATCACTCTGCTTCCATCGTCAAGGTGGTAAACGGTAAGCGTGTGGAGCAATTACGATGATTTACCAATTTAAATTACTTCAACCACAAGAGTACGCGGGCCAAACCCTACCTATCGGCACGATCATCGAGATAGAGATGAAGTATGCCGAATACGATGAGTTCTTCAAGGACAATGAAAAGACCCTTGAACGTTACATCGGCACGGCTCCTTCTGTGGTTTGGGATGGTGTCCATTACGGCACCACAACATCTGATCGAGCCAGCGATGGCTTCAAGGAAGTCCTGGCCAAGATCGGTGAGAATCATCCATCCAGTCCTCTGGCCGACCGGTTCCGCAAGAACAAGACCATCAAAGAGATCAGGACCAAAGAGACGGTCAAGAAGCATCGCGACAAGGCAGCTAAGGCCGCCAAAGATGCGGTATCCAAGCGCAAGGGTAAGATGTGGGATAGACCTTGATCTTCACCCATAGCTTCGTAGAGGCTCCTCCCCTGCCGGTAGAGACGGCTGCTGATGGTGTACGACATTACGTCACACCTGCCGGCAACCAATACGAGAGCGTGACTACGTTCATCTCCCGTCATTGGGACAAGGCTTTCTTAGAGGCATGGAAGAAGCGTATCGGTGAGGCTAAGGCCAACAGTGAGAGCGCCAGAGCAAGGAACCGAGGCAGTATCTTACACAAGAGCATTGAGCACTATCTGCGCAATGAAGAATTGGATCTAAGAAAGACGCTATCAGCACATGTGCTGACGAAGACTCTCTTCATCCAGGTCAAGCCTCTACTAAACCGGATCAATAACATTCGGCTGATTGAAAAACCACTTTGGAGCGACGAGTTAAAGCTAGCCGGTACTCCTGACACGATTGCAGATTTTGATGGCTTGCTTTCCACGATTGACTTTAAGGGGAGCACGCGAGACAAGAAAGAAGAGTACATTACAACGTATTGGTTGCAGTGCGCAATCTACAACACGATGTACAATGAGCGCTATGGTGAGATGCCTAGCCAGTCTGTGATTATTATGGCGGTTGAGGATAACCCTCAACCGCATTTGTTTGTTGAACCTTCTTACAAGGGTCTCCAGCGGCTCCAAGAGTTCGTAGAAGACCCGGTGAAGTTTCAAGCCGATTTGGTGAAAGCAAAGAAAGCAGTGGCCAAGAAATGAACCATTATCATGATCAGTTTCCTTTCAGGATTCAACTGAACCGGGATTACTATCCAAAGATATCGGAGATCTACCAGCAACTTCGTACGTTCGGTGAAATAGGCGGCGAGTGGACGGCATATGATATGTTCGGGTATCAGCATATCTACTTCAAGAAGGAAGAAGATTTGAAGAACTTCCAGGAATGGGTCAAGACGCTGTGAAAGAGAAGAATTGGCAGGCTTGGAAGTATCTCATGGTCAAAGACAATGAGCACGGCCAATCTGGTTTGTATGCGATGATTGATATTCCATACAAGACAGTCATAGGCGCATTTGGTGGCAAGATAGAATGCGTCAGTCCTATACCTGAAAGGATCACCAACTCTATCATTCAGATTGCGATCAACCGAGAGCAGGACATACTTTTGATCCTGACCGGAGAGAAAGATTTTCGGTGGGAGGGTATCAGCTATATGAACCACTCCTGTGAACCTAACGCCAACATGGTTGCTCAAACTATAATCGTTGCCAATCGAGACATCAAACGTGGCGAAGAGATTACGGTAGACTACAACAGTTGGAACTTCATTGGTGAGGGTGTGCCTTGCTGGTGCCCAAAGTGTGATGGTAAGGTGACCATATGAACAATCCCATGGGACCTATGGAGTTCGAGGAGTGCCCAAAGTGCACTGGCCGTTCCCATGAAACATTGTGCGACAGCTGCAAACACAATAAGGAAACGATCAATTCTCTGTGGAAAATGATTCAGCAGCCCGAGGAAGCCTACCTTACTCCGCCACCCATAAAAGGCGACGTGGCGCTTCCGAACGGCTGCCATCTTTTCTGGCATATGACCGAACAGGGACGTGAGTATTTCTCAGACGAGATAGGCGGTGGTGTCTATGTCTGGCACACAGCGCTGGTAGATAGTGAAACACTGATAGCTGCAGTGAATCAAGAGAACATATTTCGCCGCCGAGAGTACGAGATAGAACAACGAAAAGCGAAAGGCTAAATAGAACATCGATGTGTAGCTCAAACTGGCTAGAGCAGGATCTCTAAAATCCAAGATCAGGGTTCGATGCCCTGCACAACGGCCAAATTCAGGGGAAAAGAATGCTAGTATCACTTGTCAAAGATCTTCATGACACACGCACATCAGTCACCACGATTGATGAAGTTCATTTGCCAAATACGGCTGTGAACACTGGTCATACCACTCCACAGGGCTGGGCTATTTGGAGCATCGTTCCCGAGCACATCGAGCAATGGGGTAAGAAGGTTGCCGCTGAAGTCAAGGCAAAGGTAGAGGTCAAGGCCAACACCGTCGTCACTGAAGTCAAGACTGAAGTGAAGAAAGTCGAAGCAGAGGTTAAGGTTGCTCCAGTAAAGACTGAAGTTGCCAATGTTGCTGCTAAGGTCGAAACGGTAGCCAACACGGTTGCCACAGAAGTCAAGACTGAAGTGAAGAAGGTTGTTGCTGAAGTCAAGGCCGAAGCCAACACCGTCGTAACAGAAGTCAAAGCCGAGGCAGCTAAGGTTGTCACCGCAGTTGAGAACTTGGTCAAGAAGATCTAAATGAACGGCACAGAAACAATCATCAGAGTAGAAGTATAATCATGGCGACCAAGATATAGAAAGTTCCTGACACGTAGAACTTTTGTTATGCACGAGGTCTAAGTTACCTATATAGGAGTATGCCAGCATATTCTTATCTCTTGCACCATAAACCTACAAACACATTTTACTACGGTGTTCGCTGGGCTAAAGATTGTCACCCAGATGAATTTTGGAGAACATATTTTACATCAAGTAAAAAGAACGTTCCATTACTTCGCACACTATTTGGTGATGATAGTTTCGAGTTTGAGATCCGGAGGGTATTCAAGTCTGGTAAGAAAGCGGCAGACTGGGAACACAAAGTATTGCGTAGAATGCGCGTATTGGATAAACCCGATCTTTGGTTGAATAGGACAACAAACACATCTTGGTTATATGATATAAATCCATTCAAAGGGAAACACCACTCAAACGAAACCAGGCAGCGTATAGCCACCACTCTTGTTCAGAAAAGCATAAGACCGCCCAATACAAGGGGTATGACTCCTTGGAATAAGGGCATCCCACATTCAGAAGAACAAAAGAAGAAAATGAGTGGAAAGAAGTGGATCAACAACGGTACTCTTGAGCGTAAAATACATAATGAAGAAAAGATACCGACCGGTTGGAAAAAAGGCAGAATGTTGTAGAATTACATCAGAGGACCTCCCTCGTTGTAATTGACTCTTACGAAAGATTCAGTTATAATAGATGGAGACTCAAAAATGATGAATTTCAAAGCAGCATTCAAAGCGTGTGCCGACGCCAAGGATATTTCCAGCGTTGACATCGTACAATACGCTATCCTTCGCGCCATGAAAGCGAAGACGGCTCAGACTATTGAGGACCGTATCAAGATAGCATCAACCTTTATCCGCCGGCACTTTCGTTCTGTGAAGAATAGAAAGATGCTCGATAATGGGGTTGATCCAGAAAGAGCGGTTAGGAGAGCGACCGAAATTACTAAGAGTGCTAAGGTCATCTGTGGCATTCTAGAAAAGAGTATGTTTACTGATGAACGTGAGCGCATCCTCTACAAAAACATCGCGGTGGCTTTATATGAGCAGTACAAGATCCCTGCGGATCTTTACACCAGACATTACGTCTACATCTTCGTGCGTCAAGATATGACGCCGGAGTATCAGCTAGTCCAGGCTAGCCATGCGGCGGCTCGCATGGGACAACGTCTAGGATCCAATGGCATTGACCAGGGCAAGTTTGATGAGTTGTATTTCAGTGTGATTGGTGTCCCTGATCTTCATGGTCTTGCCAAAGCATTGGAAGACTTCAAGCAGCGCGGTATCAAGACCTATCCGTTCATTGAGCCAGACATCGGAAACGTGATGACAGCATTCGCTTCCGACCCGGTTTGGTCACATGATCGTAAGGGATTGCTATCTTACAAGAGATTGGTCTTCAAGAAGGACTAAATAGGTTTGAATGATTGTAAACGCCTGACTAAAGGCATGTTGGACTGGGGTTCGATTCCCCACGGTTCCACCAAATTTCAGGACCATGCTAGAGGGTCCATTATGGGGCCGATCGGTTTCGACAGCGTGAGTAATACACCAAGTGCAATCCGGTATGCTACGACCGTAACAGTGCAAAACCATAAATGCATCTAACGATGACATCTATGACACCGTAGAGTTGGCTCTAGCAGCCTAACCCTCGGGTCTGAGTTTCGGCCGCTTCCTTGTAAACAGAATAAGCGGCCACTCTTTAACTTAATCAGGCCAGTTTTACTCTTACAGTTTCCAGGCGTATAATAGATAATGTGAACTCCCTTAAACAAGGAAATACATTATGAAAACCGCGCAGTGGTTATACCGGCTGTCGATGGTTATTATGGTTGGAGTGTTGATCTACGCATTGTATCAGACTTATTTGACTGTGAAGTGGTGGCACAATTTCCACCAGCAACATCAACAGATGGAACAAACCATCACTGATCAATCGGGTAAGATCACAGAACTGGAACGGAAAGAAAAGTTCTACGAAGATATAGTCGTGACTCAACAGAATGAGATCGCGGCGAAAGCAGCCGCCAAGAAAGCCAAGGCCGACTTTGTGGCTTCTGAATTGAGATGTCTTGCGGATAATACGTATGCAGAGGCCGGGTTTGAACCGGCTGATGGCCAGTTGGCTGTAGCAACGGTGGTGATGAACCGGGTGGTTGATCCTCAGTATCCAAAGACAGTTTGTGGTGTTGTTTACGAGCGGCACTTGAATAAAATGAACAACAAGATCGTTTGTCAGTTCAGTTGGACGTGTAAGCCTCGCCATCGTATGGCCACGGCAGTTTACAAGTCCATTATGGAGATGGTGAAGGGTGTTTATTTCAAACATGTACGCAGTGACGAAGTTGCCGACGCAACCCTCTACCACGCCGACTATATCCAGACTCCTAACTGGGCAACCGATGAAACCAAGCTGGCTCAGATCGGTCATCACATTTTCTATTCCCACTGAGGTCTATTATGTTTGATATGAGTCCTCCTTTGAATGACGTGGAGCGCATGACTCCCGTAAGCACCGAACCTCTTAAGTTTCCACGTTGGGAAGTTCCCTCCTGGAACGAGTCACCCGACTCTGATCGCACCGACGAAGAATACTTCGATGCTGATGGCCGTATGGTGGGCGGAGTCCGCCCTTTCGGCAACAAGTGGTCTGCCTGGCGATTCAATAACACTAGTGTGACCGATAACACATCACACGTTGTGGGTGTTGATCTAGGTATCTATTATACCAAAGAACAGGCCAAGGCATCTGTGGTAGCTTTCTCTCTGAAATGAAATCGATCATCCACGTCAATGCCCAGCTGATCAAGCGCAATATTAAGAACAAGACCACTCATCCGGTGGTCCGCGTTCAGCAGGGTTCCAAACAACGTTACTGCTCGGAAGCCATCATAGATGGTCCTAGCAGGATCGTATACAGTCCAGAGCGACCGCTAAGTTGTGGCGCCAGGCTTTGGATTGAGACAGAGGCAGACGTCACTCTCGTTGACGAGACAACCTACGCAAAGATGCGGGAGATCATGAATGATAAGAATTGATCCGGCTCCTAAGCTCGATTATTCCCAGGTGATGTTGGTTCCCCGTTATAGCCAAGATGGGCCCTCATCCCGCAATAGTGTATACCTAAAAAACAAGGATTACATCATCCCTGTAATCGCCGCCAACATGGATGGTGTCGGTACATTTGAGATGGCCCGCGAACTTTGTCGCTGGGACTTGATGACGGCACTCCAGAAGCACTACACGTTAGAAGAACTGTTAGAGTTCTATCTTCATACTCTTGAAGAAGGCTATACCAAGAACGTGGTCTATTCCATGGGGATCAATCAACCTGATTTGATCAAATGGAAAAACTTCTATGAAGAGTTAACGGCTCGCGGTCACGTTATTCCTACGGTCTGTGTTGATGTGGCTAATGGCTATACAGAAGCAACGGCGGATGCCATACGCTGGATCAAGTCTTCATTCAACACAACCATCATGGCTGGTAATGTGGTCACCAGAGAGGGAGTCTTCCGTCTCGCCGAGGCCGGTGCCAACATAATCAAGATTGGTGTGGGTCCGGGCTCTGTTTGTACGACCCGTAAGCTGACAGGTACAGGTTATCCTCAATTTAGCGCAGTACTGGAATGCGTCCAGGCAGCCAAGGCATGGGTAGAGAAGTTCCCATTCCCTATTACACATGGACCTCGTGTGATGCAACCTCCCAAGATTGTAGCAGACGGTGGTATTACATGTCCTGGTGATGTGGCCAAAGCCTTTGCGGCCGGTGCCGATTACGTCATGATCGGCGGTATGTTCGCTGGTCATGATGAGGGTGGTGGCACGCCATGTGATGCCCTAGGCAATGAGAAATACATTCAAGGTGCTACCGGTACGATTTTCAACTATGCGCCAATGTCTCATCGTAAGTTTTATGGTATGGCCAGCAAGTGTGCTCAAGATAAACACAATGGCGGTGTGGCTGAGTATCGAGCCAGTGAAGGTAAAGAGGTCGTGGTGCCCTATAGGGGCAAGGTCTCCAACACTGTAAAGGAATTGCTGGGCGGTCTACGGAGCGCCTGTGCCTATCAGGGATGCCAGCATCTAGAGGACATAAGTAGTGATGTCCAATTCATCCAGGTAGCCAACCAGACAAATAATATCTTTGGGGCATCATAATGGCCGAGCAAAAGTTTCCTTATCGCATTATCATCTACTTGGTTGGCACGGATGAGCGCCGAGTGTACGGTCCTCCTATGGATTACTCCGAGGCCCAGTTCAAAGATCTTCAGTTGAAGATCGCCAAGACCCACAAGGATCCTAACAGCACGTTCGAGACCGTGGATCTTGACGGCAACGCGGTCTTTGTTCCATCACGAAACATTCAATACATAGTATTAGAGAAGGGCTAATGCCAACTTTAGCAGAAAAAGAAGCTTTCAGTCTCCTAATTCAGGAGAATGCTCAGAAGCAAGGAATAGAGCATATGGAGGCGATCATAGACTATTGCGAAAAGACTGGTTTAGAAGTAGAAGTGGCCGCGACCTTGCTTTCAGCAACTCTTAGGAGTATAATTGAAATAGAGGCGCGCAAAAAGCGTTACCTACAGAAGAGCAGCCAGTTACCGGTATGAGCCAGCACAACATTGACCCGTTCAAGATCTTTCAGATTTACCACGCGGTCTTGTTGCACTACACAACCGACTACGACTATCAACTGTACCATGGCCAGACTTCCTACAAAGAAGCAACCTTTGAACGCCGCAAAGACAAGTATGCCTACCACAAGATGGTGCGCATGTTCGATGACGGGTACAGCGCCAAGGATATTGAATACTACTTTGCTTGGATGTTCTTTAGGACAGACAAGTGGGTAACGACACGAGAGATAAGTAACAACACGCTGCTCAGTTATGAGCTAGAGTGGAAGAACTACAGTGTGGGTGGCCGGTTGACTTGCTTCAACATGGACATCAAACACATTCAGGAAGCCGGAGGGTTTGATCCACAGACAGTTTTCAATCTTTGTTATCAGGGTGATGTACATTGGGCATCAATGCTCATCCTGGATAAGCTAAGAGGCGCTTTCGCCGTCATGGATAAGAAGCTGCAAGGTCAACTCCTTTGGGATGACAAATACAAGAAGCTGAAGAAATTCAGACCGTTTTACAATAGCATAGAACCGATACACGAAATTGATTTTAGACATCACATACCGGAGAACTTGATATGTCAAGAGTGAATAATAAGGTTGACGACGATGAGCCAAGCGATCGCGTTGGTGAAGTCAATGAGTTCTATAAAGGGACTCAAATGTGGGCAGTCAGCAACGGTGACTCCTACTTCCCTTGCGCGACCACGGAGCCAAAGCTTCCACCTGGTCAATACGTCATCAACTTCAGCGACCAGAAGGGTATCTTCTTCGTAAAGAAAGACATCAATCTGGACAAGCTGTTGGTACTTCCCGACTCAAAGGCCGAGCGGGTTCTAGAGTCCATCAATCACTTTTGGGCATGTGAGCCCAAGTTCCGCGAGCATGGCTTCCTTTGGAAGCGTGGCATTATGCTTTGGGGTCCTCCTGGCTCTGGCAAGACCGTCCTGTGTCAGCAGCTTTCCAAGCAGATCGTCGACAAGGGTGGCATCAGTGTCTACTTGAACGATCCAGGCTTCACGGCCGAGGGTCTGCGGGTTCTCCGCATGATCGAGAAGACCCGTCCCATCGTTGTTATGATAGAGGACATTGACGCTATCGTTGACAAGAAGGGTGAGAGCGCGATGCTGGCCCTGTTGGACGGCGAACTACAGATCGACAACGTCGTATTCGTAGCCACGACCAACTATCCAGAGCGCCTGGACAAGCGTCTAGTCAATCGGCCCAGCCGGTTTGACGAGATCATCAAGATTGGAATGCCTTCTGCGGCCGCACGTGAGCAGTACATCAAGTACAAGGTTCCTCGTTTGGCGAAGGACGAGCATGCCGAGGAACTTGCGAAGTGGATTGCTGGCTCAGACAACATGAGCATTGCGCACATCCGCGAGATCATCATCTCCATCGAGTGCTTGGGTAACAGCGTCGACCAGACTCTGGCTCGCATTCGTAAGATGAATCAGACGAAGCCTTCTTCTACTCAGGAATCTGACAAGAGTTTCGGCTTCGGCGAGTAAATAAAGTTGAGAATTTAGGTCGGTTCGGTGGCGGACCGACCTAAATAACCCTATATTATGAAGACTGTGAAACCACAATAAAACTGATACAACATAAAGGATAATAGCATGTCTAGTCTAGCAAATCTTAAGAAGAATTCAAGCCTGTCCAAGTTGACAAAGGCTCTGAAAGATACCCAACAGGGTTCCAACCGTTCCGATGACCGATACTGGCAACCAGAAGTGGATAAGGCCGGCAACGGTTTTGCCATCATTCGTTTCCTTGACGCTCCTGCCGTAGATGGTGAGGATGGTCTGCCTTGGGTGACTCTGTTCACACATGGCTTCCAAGGTCCAGGCGGATGGTATATCGAAAACTCCCGCACGACCCTTGGCCGTGACTTCCAGGATCCAGTAAGCGACTTCAATAGCAAGTTGTGGGATTCAGGCGTCGAAGCCAACAAGGAAATTGCCCGTAAGCAAAAGCGTCGCTTGAGCTACATCAGCAACATCCTTGTGATCAAGGATCCAGTACACCCTGAGAATGAAGGCAAAGTGTTCCTATATTCTTACGGCAAGAAGATCTTCGACAAGATCAGGATGCAGATCAACCCAACCGACGAAGAGATCGCCGGTGCGGCATTGGAAGGCAACAAGCTTGAGCCAGTGAACGTGATCAGCTTCTGGGAAGGTAAGAACTTCCGCTTGAAGATCCGCAAGGTCGAAGGCTACCGCAATTATGACACGTCTCACTTTGAGGACGCGGTCACAGCGGTTGCTGATACCGACAAGGAGATCGAAGCGATCTGGAAGAAAGAATACAGCCTGAAGGACTTGGTCGCTGCCGATAAGTTCAAGACGTACGAAGAGCTTGAGGCTCGTCTGAACAAGGTCCTGGGATTGGACGGCGCTCCTCCTGCTCCAAAGAGCACAGTGAAGAGCAAGCCAGTCACCACGGATGAGGACAACACTCCTCCATGGGACGACGCGAAGCCAGCCGCACAGGCTCCAACTGCCAAGGTCCAGGAGAAGGAAGTTGCCAAGACTCCAGTGAAGAAGCAAGCTGCTCCTGCGAAGGAACCAGTAGCTGCCGGTGATGACGACGATAGCATGTTGAACATGTTCCGTGGTCTAGCTGATCAGGAGTAATCCAAAGACAATCTTCGGATGGGATCAGGGACTCGAAAGAGTCCCTTTTCTTTTACATTGAATAAACGCCAGCGAAGCTGACGGGATGATCGAACAATTGAGCAGTTGGACCGGCAAATGATGATTCATCATTGCGTGTCTTGATCACGACGTCGCCGCTAGAGTCTTGATTGCCTGCTACAATCGTCTTATTGATGACTGGAGCAACAACCGTCATCTCTGGTAGGGACTCAGTTGCTTCTGCTCTTTCTGGAACAAGACTGCTGGCCGTTGCCGCAGACTTACCATCATGGGCTGCATAATAGGCCACACGAGCAGCATCACGAGCAGCACCAGTCAGTGCTGTACCGGCTGCGGCAGGTTCTGCTGTAGCAACCTTAGAGATAGCAGCCTTGGTGTATTGCTCAGGGTGAGCCTTCATGCGCGCCTTGGCTTCCATTGTCTCATGATCACGACCCATCAGAGGGTTAGCAGCAATCTGAGAGAAACCGATGACGTCTTTCTGAGCTTGTGTAAGATCCTTGGCATCTACTTCCTTGCCACCGATCAGATACTTGCCGTTGGTGAAACCTTTGCCGTCGCGCTCTACCTTGATGCCATACTGCTCCAGGTACTTGTCAACAGCACTCTTAGCCTCCAGAGCATCCTTACCAGAGGCCATTCGATATGTGCCATAGGCTACTACACCCAGAGCTCCTGTCTCTACAGCGGCAGTTCCGGCAGCGATAATACCCTCGGCTCCTTCGAGACCTCCGGTCAAGAGCTTCCACAGCTGCTTGCCACCCATCTTAATAGCAGAGCCGATCTTACCAATCACCTTGAGTAACTGCTCACCAACCCACTTGGCCGTTGAAGCGAAGGCACCAAGGAGCTTCTTACCTAGCCATGCTAGAGCATCAGAAAGCAGACCTGATAGAATCTGATTCAGATTCTTGTTCATCAGTCCTTTCATAATCTTGTCGAGCTTGTCTTCGATCTCTTTATCTCTTTCCTTCTGTTCCTTCTCTACCTTGATCTGATGCTGCACCATCTTCATGGTTGCGGCTTCTTTTACGTCATCGTTCTTAACTTCAGTATGAACCGGTTGGATCTGGGCAGAGGAAACAGGGATAGCAGGAGCCGGCACGACAGCTTCAGGACGAGCGGCTTCTACAGCAGCAGGACGAGCAGCTTCTACAGCAGCAGGAACCTCGGCAGGAGTCAGCTTGGTAGCCTTACCATTCGCGATGTTGTCCTTTGCTTTGAGAGCCATCCTTACAATCTCTGAAACGTCATCGACGTTTGCAGGGACATGTTGAATCATCGCATGGGCTTCGGCTTTCTTGAAACCAAGACCCTGAAGAGCGGTTACAGCATCATTGACAGCTTCAGTATTACGAGACATGTGCCCATTGACGACGCGCTGCGCAGACATTACCTGGGCTTGTGCGGTTGCCTGATGAAAGGAAGCAGGAGCCGGTTGACGCAACCTCTCCGCTTTATACTGTCTTACTTCAGTGTAGAGATAGTCAACCTTCTTTACCAGGTCGGCTATCTGCTTGGAGATTTGTGAGGAAGGATCTGCGGCGGCAAGAGTATTGTTATGCTGAGCAAGGATCTGGGCAGAGCGCTCCATTTCATTCTTGTTAGCCATAGAGGCGGAGATGGATCCACCAATACCCTTACCCAATACACGAGTCAATAGACCGTGACGGAAGGCGCCACCATTGTTAGACATAGTGGCTTGTGCATTCTTGACTTCTTTGGCACGAGCCTGAGCATCCTCAAATTTCATCTGAGGATTGGCAGCCTTTAGTTGTAGAGCAATCTCATTGATGGATGCACCGGTGCCACCCTTCACTGATACTCTTCGTCTTGGTCTCTTTCTATCTGCCATTAGCCTCTGCCTGTCTTCTTAGCCGCTCTTCTAGCCGCGTTCTCGAGCTTGATCTTCTCATTCTCAGCCGCTACCGTGCTCGTTATCATAGCAACGTAAGCGTCCCGTTCCCAGGGCATCATATCATCAAATCTAGTAAAGTCAATTTTTTGATGATAAAGCAAACTGAAGTTCAATTTGAATTGAGCTTCCAAAGTATCATGACAAAAGCCTACACGAAAAAATCTTGGATTCCCTCCAAGACGATTTTGTGATCATAGCCGCACTTGGCGCACTTGATTCCTGTTTCCAATCTCGTCTGGGGCGCGTTCTTAATAAACTCGCGAATCTTTTCGTATTTATCACCAGGTAGTGCAAGGAGGAATTCTTTCAACTCCTGCTCTGTACAATCGCTGGCTGGATAGGCACTATCCTTATCATAGATCACATCCAAACAGTTAGATGCGACCACCAACTCTACATCGTTCTCAGGGACACCCTGGAGCTTACGGAATAGGTCGAAGGTTGGAAACTTCATCCTGACACCGATATCATCAGTAAACTTGATCTGAAGCTGGGTGTCTTTATTGACAACAGGGATGTTCAGGAAGTCAACCGGTACGTCTAGCACCATACCACAGTCTACCATTTCAGGTGGAGCACTAGGATCTGGTGGAGGAGCATCAACCAGTGTCATTACACCATTGGACATAACCTTTACAGGCTTTGGCTTCTTGACGACTTTGTTCTTACATTGAAAATGAGTCGTTCCTCTTTCACCGATACTTCGAGCACGGAGAGCCAAGAAGATCATCTCCAGGTCGATCATCGCCATCTGGTCTACGTTGAACTCACCAATGACGCAGTTGGAAATAATCTGCTTCAGCGATTCGGTTGTAGTACCAATATCACCAGCACTAACGGCCATGAGCATTAGCTTCTCTTCACGGACTGTGAATGGGCGAATCTTGATGGGATCTTTCTGGGAAAGTAGTTGGACATCATATATTGGATATGCTATTTGTGGTAGCTTCATTATAAATCACCTTGAATTAAATAGATTGAATCAACTTGTTGACCTGTTGGCTGACGGCAGCACCTGCAGTACGCAGGTCAGTTTGTACAGCGGTTGTGATACCAGCCGTAGATAGGACACCTGAAGGGAACGGCAATTGGAATGGTTGACCGAACTGTGTTGCAGAATTTGTGACGGTCGTATCAGATATCCACTTGCGGAATTGGAAGCCCAATTGTAGACGATGAATAGAATCATTGTCCCATGACTGGCTTAACGGCGCGCAAGATATAGGACATGCGTCAATAAGTTTGACAGCATAGGCAGGATTACCTTCGTTGTCGTATTGGAAGCACGTGATATCTGCTTCCCAGTTACGCTGACCATCAGATGTCTCTGCGTAATTTACCAGACCTGTCTGGGCAGGAACCATGTAGTCCATCCACGCATCAAAGAATCTCTTTTCCCACATGTCGCCGGTTACGACAACTGTGAAAGATGCTTGCCCATATTGGTTGTGGTGAGGAATACGTTCAATGAAAGAATACTTGCGATACTCAATCATGTTGATATCGCGCCCAGGAAGCTCGGAGACTTCACACTGGAGACTAAGATCCTGCATACTCACGCCTGGATCTATCGTACCGGATGAGCGCAGACCACTAGGCACAGAGAAACGCACATCGAACTTATCAGCACGAGCCGTTTCACGGTGCTTGTGTAGATTACCAACGAACTTGTTAATATTAAAGTTCTGATTCTGTAGAGGAGCCGTCAGGTTGGTGATCCCGATTCCATTACGATTCAATTGAATGTCGAATACACCTGGCAACCCTGGGATAGCCAACTGCGCCTCAGCACTTGAGTCAAGTGGGTTAAAGGGGTTTAGGTTGAAGTCAGCCATTAGTAGGGTTTGCCTTTCTTAAATTGCGTCACAGGAAGCATGATCATGTTCTCCCAATATTTAGGGTCAATGTCTAAGAACGGAGAACGAACATGATTGAACAGGTATCGCTTGATGCAGACCTTGTATGCGTCTAGTTGTGGTACGTCGCGCAGAGTTGGATATTCAACCTTCAGTTTGCTACTCAGGTTATAGGTTTTCTTGAAGCCATCAAACATCTTACGATTAGAGGCGAAGGCTTCCAACTGCTCAAAGAAAGACAGCCGCGCGCCTGGTGGTAGATAGTGAAAGTTTAACCCAAGGAAGCCATCAGCATAATAGTTGAGCGGCAATACCAGAGGGAACCGGTCATAGTAAGGCAATTCTTTCTTGAGCTTTGGATCATACCAGAAGAAGTTCAGTCGACCCAGCTTAGGGACTCCAAGGATCTTACCGATACCCTGAGCCTGAAGCATTGATGCATTGGTAGCGAATCCAAGAATGACCTTCTTGAACCACGCGATAGAATTGTCTTGGGGATTTGCCATGGATTATTTAGTGCCTTTCTTGAAGATGTCATCTTCCGTCAGAATCTGAAAACCCCAGCCCTGAGTCTCGGCAAAAGCCTTAGCGAACTTCCATTTGGCCTGGTTCTTGGCAAACTCTGCAAGCTCTCCATAGTAACGCTTCGTCTTACGCTTTGGTGTCTTAGGAGGAGAGCAATATTTCTTTGGCTTGACTTCTAGGATCAGGCGCTTCTCTGTGCCATTAGGTAGCTTGGCTAACACAACAAAGTCAGGGAAGTACCGGTGGACCTTATTATCTATCGGTGACATGTACGGTATGGCTAGCTCTTCAGATGACCATTCGATGATCTGGTCCCATTCGTCTAGTTTCACCATCACATTGCGTTCCCAAAGAGAGCGCCACACAATCTGCTCCACTTTGCCCCTGTACTTAGCCGGGTTCCGAGGAGTAAAGATCCCTTTGTAGGACATGGTCTAGAATACCTATAAATAGACAGTAATCATCTATGTAGGTCTCCATGGCACTACCTGTTCAAGTAAACCCCTCTTTGTCTTCCACGACACCGACCGCGCAGTCTCAATCAGCAGGCTCCGGTCCTTTGTCTGCTGCGGACGGAGATCCATTTGGCCTTCAACAGCTTCAGTACCCTCTGTCCGGTATCGGTCAAGAGGTTCCTAACTATGTGGTGTTCTACATAAACTTGCCGACTGCGTCCAAATATGTGACGAGCGCCAACAAGGTAGCCGGTGCTAAGAGCGCATCCACACAGAACTATGACACTCTATTAAGCCAGGGTGGTACATATCAACCCGTAGCCAATAATCAGGCCATAGGTTCTTCTGCGCTATTAAATGGTGCGGTGACTGCCTTAACTAAGAGTCCGGCAGCCGGTATTAGTAGTCTAGCTCCAACTGCCATCGGTTCTGCTGTAACCGAGACCCTGAACCTACGTCCACGTCTATCACGCATCAAGCAGACAGTTGCTCTGTATATGCCTGATACTCTAGCCACAACTTACGAGCACGACTATTCTGGTATTGATGCAACGACTGCTTACGGTGATGCCGCACGATTTGCTGCTCTAGCTGGTAGCGTTCAACAGATAGGAGACACTATCAAGGACATCATTGGTACGGGCCAGCGCGTCATAACCAATGCTCCTAACAAACAGTTTAACAAAGCTGCCAGCGCTGAGTTGGTCAGCAGAGCAGCAGAAGATGCAAATGCAGGTGTGGTGGGCCCAGGTTTCACAGATCTTCAAATGAAGTCTATGGGTCGTGCCATTAACCCTCATGCTGAGATGGTCTTCAAGGCGACCAAGAATCGTGGATACAATTTCGTATTCGACTTGGTACCTCGTTCCCAGGCAGAAGCAATAGCGATCCAGAACATCATCAAGACGTTCAAATTATATGCTGCTCCAGAAGTAACAAGTGAGAACGCAGGTCGTTATTACATTCCACCCGCACTATTCGATATCAAGTTCTATTTCCAAAGCCAAGAGAACCCAACCATAGCTCGCGTATCTACTTGTGCACTTACAAGTCTGAACGTCAACTATAATGGTGGCAACCAGTTTGCTACGTTCAATGACGGTTCTCCAATCTTTATCAACATCACTCTCTCATTCACAGAAGTCGATATCATCACTAGACAACTTATCGATCAGTTTGGCTATTAATATGGAATACTTCGACCAATTCCCCAATTTGTACTATACGTTCGACCCAGAGCGTATTGAGTTCTACACGCTGAAAAACATATTCACACGCGTGAACTTGTTGAGTTCAGTGATGCAGAATTCTCTTGTATATTATCAGTACAGTTTTAAGGACTCTGATACCCTTGAGAATCTGGCCTATAAGTATTACGGTGATGCCAAGCGTCATTGGATAATCATATTTGCTAACTTGATCATTGATCCTTACTTCGATTTACCTTTGCGTCAAGATGACTTCGCTAACAACGTAATCCTAGCGTATGGGTCAGAGGCTAATGCTCAGAGTACTCTGTTTGGTTACCAACAGAACACTACTGTCACAACGAGTTTCCAAGGCCAGTCAAACACTCAGAGCACACTCGCTTGGTTGACTCCTACACCATTTACATTCAATTTCACTACAGGGGAAGTCGTTCCTGCAAGCCTACCAGGTCTCGGTGAGAGCATTACAACGTACACAGGTACGGCTCAAGCACCAGACGGAAGCATCGTTACGACGACCACGACCTTGACAGGTGTTAGTGTTTACGACAATCTAGTAGCCGTCAATGAAGCCAAGCGCAATATAGTTTTGATTGACGCAAGCTACGCTCCACAGATAGAGGCTCAATTCCAGTCCCTATTGTCTTCATCTTAATGGCTCCCTAGATCATGACTGATACATCCTCTTCAGATACACAAGGTCTACTGAATACTACTGATTATCAACTAAACACTTTGGTAATCGTAACCAGTGACGGTGCTTACAATGATGTCACTCAGCTTATGGTTGAGTTGAACATCTACGAAGATATCTGGTCTCCCTGTATGTCTGGTATGTTGGTCATGGGTGATGCTCTGGATATGATCAGCAGCAACAAGATGCACGGCAATGAGTATTTGTTAGTTAGCGTTGACAAACCAGGACTCAACAAACCAATCGTCAAGACGTTCCGCATCTACAAGATAGGTGAGCGTTCCCTTGGATCCAACGGTCTACAGAATTACAAGATCTTCTTTTGCTCAGAAGAATTCTTCCTATCTACACAAGTGTTGGTCAGCAAGTCATATAAGGGTCTGTCAATTGATAAGATGGTAGAGGATCTTCT